GAAACCAATGGCCCTAAAAAACGAAGAGGTAGAAAACCTACTAAAAATATGTATTTTACATATATAACAGATCAAGCAATCATTGCATATAATTTTGAACCAAGTTATGCTAAACGTAATAAAGTTTTTCGAGAACATATTAATTATCCTTTTAATAAATTAGTAGAAAATATTTATCATACATTTCGATTTTCATATTTTGACGTTCCATATGAAGATATTAAAGCAGAAGTTGTTGCATTTTTAACAGAAAAAATTGGAAAATATCAAGAAGGTAAAGGAAAGGCTTTTTCATATTTTTCTATTGTTGCTAAAAATTATCTTATTATACAAAATAACGCAAATTATGCTAAAATGAAATTAAGGACCGATACTACAGAAATAGATGCAAATCGAAATGTAAGCGCAGAATTAGCATTAAACGATCATCAAGAATCGTTACGTGATTTTACTAATCTATGGGTTAATTGGTATGATACTCATATTAATACTATTTTTGTTAATAAACGTGATATTATAGTAGCAGATACTATTTTAGAATTATTTAGAATACGGGACAATATAGAAAATTTCAATAAAAAGGCGTTATATATATTAATTCGAGAGCGTACCGGACTTAAGACTCAAAATATTACAAAGGTACTTAATATAATGAAACGTGATTATGCAAAAATGTATTCTGTATATCGATTAAATGGACGACTAGTCGATTCAACTCAGCTTTAATATTTATATAAAAGGATTCTCATGAGTACAGAATTTGAATTATTTAATGGTACGAATTTTTCTGATTTAATGCGTGATATATATCATAATTCAAAAAAGAAATCTAGACAAATTGATGGTCTAATCAAAGAACTACAGCCATTGATTAAAAATACTGGGGATGCTACTGTATTAGTGCCTATGATAAAGGATTATCTAGAAGTATCTGTAAAAAATGATGATGCTTTGGTAAAATTAGCAGCAGTTGTACAAAGATTAGTATCAGCAACTAATAAAGATTCAGAAGAAAATGAATTTGGATTATCTGATGATGAACGCCGGCGTTTATTAGAAGAAGCAGAAGCTGAAGTTACAAAACTGCAAGCAAATAATAAGGAGGATAATGCCGAACAACATAAATTTACAGATCGGCCAAGTAGTACGGAAAGATGATCCAATTCAATATGATCAATTTCAGGACAATAATAATGTAGACTTTCCTCCTGGATCTGTCCGTGTGCGTTTACGAAGTACAGTATCATCAATAGCTAGCGAAGTGATAGCAATACCAGCTAACGCAAATTATTTAAATGTTCCATTATACGGTGAACAAGTAATTATATTTTCTGCAATTAATGGTAATACACCAAATACAAAAAAAGAACAATATTATTATTTACCGTACGTAAATACACATGCACAAGTTAATAATGGGATAATGCCATTTATCCAAGATACTAAAGCTAAATCAACTTCATATTCATTAAATGCTATATCATCTACCTCTAAAAACAAAAAACCAGAACAATTATCATTCGATGAAAAAGGCATTGTATCAATTCAACCGTACCAAGGAGATATAATATTACAAGATAGATTTGGTTCTGCATTAAGATTTTCTAGTACACATGAACAAATAGATGATTATTTACGACCGCCAATTTGGGAAGGTACATCAATTGGCGATCCTTTTATTGCATTAACATGTGGTATTGATGGAGCAACAAAAGATAATTATTTTACAAAGGAAGAACCCGATAAAGATTCTAGTTTAATTTATCTATCAACATCACAAAAAATAAATAATTTAAAATTATCACAACAAAAAATTGGACGTGGTACTAAGCCATTAACATCGTATAAAAATCCTCAAGTAATTATAAGTTCCGATAGACTAATTTTTAATGCTAAATCTGATGAATTAGTATTAACATCAAAAAAGGATATAAAATTATCAACGCCAAATTGGTCTGTAGATGTAGATAATCTTATAACTCAATTAGAAGCATTGGTAACGGCAATAACTAAAATGACACATCCTACTGGCGTCGGTCCTTCTGGTCCACCTATAAACATTGCTGACTTTGCAAAGATATTAACAGAGATAAAACGGATGAAGCAATAATGAATAAACCATCATGGCTTTCAGCTGAGCTTCAAGGAATAATAGACAATAATAGTCCATTAAATGGTCTAAAATTAGGTATTGTATTAGCAAAGTTCTCATTAACTATCATTCCTCCCACATTAGGCGCGGTAACCGGTATCATTCCTGCAATGCGCGCATATAATTCAGCACGTATATATGGCAAAGTTAAAGGCATTGAGGATGCAGTAAATACATTTGCTAAACAAAATGCAAATGGAATGTCTCCTATATCAGCTGGATTATTTACTGGTATTGCACCACCACCGCTTAAAGGCACACAACCGTTATATGACATTGTACGTATTAAAAAACAAGATAAAAAATTCTTATGCAATGCATTAGCAAAAGCTATATATATAAATTGGACTTTAGGTAAATCAATTTTTACGCCGTCTGGTACAACTATACCTACATGGAATATTCCATTTTTGTCAAAAAAAATAGTTCAAGAGGCAAAAGACGAAGGCGTAGATATTGAACAAATTATATTGGATTCTAAAAAAACAGTTAGATCTGATACTCAATCTGCAATATTAGCAGCAACTCGTGAGATTACATCATATGATACCGAAGAATATCAGACACGGTTAGATCAATTCAATTAATTATCAACCTAATTTATTAATGTAACATATTTATTAAAAAGGATAATACTATGAGCTCAAAATCATTTGTAAAGTTATTACGAAAAATTATTAGAGAAGAAGTTCAAGGAGCAGTACGTGAAGTCTTAACCGAACAAAAATCTAACCACGGTCAATTAATTGAACATGGTATGAACTTATCTCAAATCACAGAAGATCCGATGCCAAATCGTCCGATCGCAAAAAAACAGTTTACAAAAAATTCAATGTTAAATGATTTATTAAACGAAACCGCATCAACGCCAGCCGCTCCGGAAGCAGCGGAATGGAATACAATGAATTATCGATCTGAAATGGCAGAAGCATTTGGTATATCAAATGGTGTTAATTCCCCATTGGCAACAACAGGTATTAACGGTGAATCTATTAACATGAATAATGAAGCTGTTACAAGCACGGTGAATGCAATGACAAAAGATTATTCTAAACTAATGAAAGCAATAGATAAAAAAAGAACGACTAGATAATGGCAAGACCGATATATAAATATCAACCACGAAATACTCAACCAGATGTTGCAATTGGTATTACTATGCCATTTAATAATTCTAGTAAGGCTAAATCTCCTACAACAAATTATGCGTCAGGTAGTACTGGTGGTAAAATTGTATTTTCTCAATCGTATACTACTCAAGAACAAGTAGTTTCAAACTTAAAAAATTTATTATTGACTAGAAAAGGTGAACGATATATGCAGCCAAATTTTGGTACAGATATATATAGCATGCTTTTTCAAAATAACGTTGAGGATGTTCGTAGATCATTAAATGATAGTATAAGAGCAGATATTGAATATTGGTTACCATATATAACTATTAATAATATTGATATAACTAGTAGCAATGATATGCAAACATTATCAATTAAATTATCATTTAATATCACAAATATTGGATCAGAAATGGTAATTAATATTTTAGCGTCTGAAAATACTTTTACAGTTTCTGAAGCGGAACCTGATTTAGAGTTACGTCAAATTAGTAATGGATATTAAGTAGAGGTAAATTATGAGTAACTTAATTAAAAAAGATGTAAAATATTTAAATAAAGATTTTGCTCAATACAGACAAAATTTAATAAACTTTGCAAAAAATTATTTTCCAGATACATATCAAGATTTTAACGAATCATCGCCTGGGATGATGTTTATAGAAATGGCATCATACGTTGGCGATGTTTTATCATATTATACAGATACATCTTTTCGCGAGTCGTTATTAAATTCTGCGCAAGAAGAATCAAATATTTTAGCATTATCTCATTTATTTGGGTATAAGCCAAAATTAAATTCTCCGGCTACATGCAAGTTAGATGTATTTCAACTAGTAATGGCATCCGGCTCCGGAGAAAATGCTGGACCTGATATGAATTTTGCTTTATCAGTTCAGTCAAATATAGAGCTAGAAAGCGAAGAAGGTATAAAATTTAGATCACTCGAACCTATTGATTTTAACGACAATCCTGAAATTTCGGTATATGAAATTGACTCTGATTCAAATGTATCTAGATATCTTCTTAAAAAACAAATTGACGTTGAATCCGGAGAAATAAAAGAATTGACATTTGATTTTACAGATCCGAAACCATACGATAAAATAGTATTACCGGATACTAATGTTATCAATATTATTAGTATAAATGATTCATTAAACAATAAATGGCATTATGTAGATTATTTAGCACAAGATACTACATTTGAAGATATTGCAAATATTTCATTTAATGATCCAGAATTATCTGAATATAGATCAACTGTACCGTATATTTTAAAGTTACGAAAAACGCCGCGTAGATATATTACACGGTTGCGTGATGATCAACGATTAGAAATACAATTTGGCTCCGGAGTATCCGCGGATCAAGATGAAGAAATTATTCCAAACCCAAAAAATGTAGGATCTGGATTAGAATATTTGAAAAGAACTACTACGGATGCTATAGATCCATCAAACTTTTTATATACTAGTACATATGGTATTGCTCCATCAAATACAACATTGACTATACGATATACAGTAGGTGGCTCAGTATTAGAAAACGTTGGTGTTAATTCAATAACAAAAATAAATTCTATAACATATGCTAATGATTCTGGAATTGTTGATTTAACAGATTCTAAATCATCTATTGCAGTAACAAATCCGGAACCGGCATCGGGTGGAAAGTCGCGAGATAATATAGAAAGTATTAGACAAAATGCCATGGCATCATTTGCCGCTCAAAATAGAGCAATTACACGTGAAGATTATATTGCAAGATGTTATGCAATGCCAACTCGATTTGGATCTATTGCAAAGGCATATATTGTAGGTGATACTCAAATTAATACATCTGATAAAATATATCCTGCGGAAATTGTAAATAATCCATATGCATTAAATTTATATTTACTATCATATAATTCAGATAAGCAATTTACTAGTTGCAATCAAGCATTAAAAGAGAATATAAGAACTTATATATCTCAATATCGTATGTTAACTGATGCTATTAATATTAAATCGGCGTTTGTAATTAATTTAGGTGTAAATTTTGAAATTATAACGCGGCCTAATTTTAATAGCAATGAAGTAATATTATCATGTATTGCAACATTAAAAACAATATTATCTAACGAACGTATGCAAATTAATGGACCTATAGATATTGCTTCTTTAATATCATCAGTTGATCGTGTAGATGGCGTACAAAGTGTTGTTAATTTTGAATTTACAAATAAAGTTGGAGGTAATTATTCTTCAAATACATATAATATAAACTCAGCAATTAAAAATAATATTTTATATCCTTCTTTAGATCCTTGTATATTTGAAATAAAATATCCAGATAGTGATATAAAAGGAAGAGTGATAAAACCTTAAGGAGATTAAATGTATAGAATATTTTACGCAGAAAAAGATACAACATTATATGAAAGATTTCCAGAACAAAATACTGGAATTGATGAAATTTTAGAATTAACTAAAAATGCATCTGGATCAAAAATTGAAGGTAAGATTCGTGCTAATACATATAATTCTAGAATATTAATAGATTTTGGAACTGAAATTGATGCTATTACATCTGCAGTTAATTCTGGTAAAATACCGGCTATAAGTAACCACATTGATTCCGCATCAGTATATCTTTCGTTAAGATCGTCAGATGCATCTGATTTAATACAGCAATATAATTTAGAAGCATATCCATTATCCGAATCGTTTGCATTTGGTCAAGGATATAAATCTGATACACCTAAAACTACAAGAGGAGCATCATGGTATTATCGTGATTCATTAGAAACAGCTACTCGGTGGAATTCTGGTTCTGCTCATAGTAAAAATTTATCAAAAGGAGCTTCTGAAAAATTAGGTGGTGGTGCATGGGTAACAGGATCTGAATATGAAGCCTCTCAATCATTTAATAATCAAGTACCAGATATACGTATGAATGTAACTGATATTGTTAATCAATGGGTAATTGGTGATATTTCAAATCATGGATTTATAATTAAACGATCAGTAACTGATGAATTGTCTGGAGATATACTTGGAAGTATTAAATTCTTTGGACGTAATTCGCATACAATATTTGTACCGCGACTTGAAGTTGTATGGAACAATACAACATTTACAGATACCGGATCTGCTGAAATATCTGCTGATTCATATGTACCATATTTTAAAAATATAAAATCAGAATATCGTACATCTGAAATTTCAAAATTTAGAATTGGCGTACGTCCAGAATTTCCAACTAAAACATATACTACAGAATCTTTTTATTTAACTAATAACCGATTACCTACATCATCGTTTTATAGTATTATCGATTCTGTAACAAATGATATAATAATAAAGTATGATAATAATGGAACGCGAATTGATTGCGATTCAAATGGTAATTTCTTTAAATTGCGAATGGATTCATTTATGCCAGAACGATATTATAAAATTGAATTAAAAATTGAACGTGATGGTGGCGATGATATACAAACATTTGATGATTTTTATTTTAAGGTTGTTAACTAATGATAAACCGATCGAAATATAGAGAATATAAACTAGAACAAACTCGTATTACTGGTAACCTAGATATAGAATTTGAGTTTTTTGGTGATGGTAATGAAGACGTCGAAATAATTGAAGACAACTTTATTTCTAATGTAAAATTATCTGGGGATTTTCATGATAATTTAATGAATGGCGAAGTAGAAGTTGCAGTACAATCTGTAGATTTAGAACCATCATTAATTCCTAATTATCAGACATTGGAAATTATGTTAGTTGAGCGTGGATTAACATATGATGATATTCGTGTTAAAACAAATATAGATGATTTTATATATGATGAGTTAAATTTAATTGATGACCGGTCGACAGAATATAATAATGTTATTAGATTTAAAAGCGGTTATAGACCAGCCTTTCCATTTTTTAGAGATCCAGGTGATTATTTAGATGGGAATGATTATGATGAACAAGTATATCAGAAACAAACATATTTAGAAAAACTTCGTACACGATTTGAAGGTAATATGATTATTTTAAATACTAACGGAAGACTTGAAGTGGAATCATTACGAATGATGATTTATGGTGAATGGAGAGCTGTTGCATTTGCTACAAACCAAAATGGCCGTGCTTTTCCAGAATCAGCCACATTAGAATATTATAATCATATTCTTGGATTAGAATTAGACTATAATGCTGCAGGAGATTGGCAAGATGATGATTCGGTATTAAATGTAATGATCAATGAAGGAGTAATTACCAATTTAAAAGATAATGGTCAAAGTTCGCCAGTATGGAATGACTTTAATCATTATGAATTTGATGAAGGTGGTCGTCGCGGTATAGATAATACAGATTACGTGCAAGTTAGTCGTTATCAACGATATATTGACGCAACAAATAACGAAGTATTTGAATTAGAATATATGCAACCATATGAACCAGCTGGTTCTGAGTTGTATTATAATGAGTATGGCGGATGGCAAGAAATATC